CCATCTCTCCTTTGACATACCATCTGTAGTCTCCATTACCTACGTTCACCCAACCAATGTTAGTTGCTTGTGATCCAGTAACTCTGAATACTTCCTTGATGATATTGTACTTATTAGTACGCTTGATTACGTTACTTTCTAAGTAGCCAGCATTCTGATCAGATCCCTGCTTGAACAAGTTACCGATAACTGGGAAAGAACGAGTTCCTGCTGAAGCAGCAGAAGCCGTAAGACCAGCAGAACTTAGAGTTTGAACAACGTATTCTGCGGTAGCAGTGTTGCCAATCTCAGCAGTTGAACTAGTTGGAACAATTGACGTAACGATACCACGATCAACACCACCAATTAGAACAACATCGTTAAGACGAAGGACTGATGCGTCGGACGTTGCTTTTACGATTGTTATTGTTGTTGCTGCTGCGGCGGCGGATGCTTTTAGCGTTCCGTCTTGTGCTTGGTGAAGACGATTTTCTTCCCAATACTGGACTTCGTCTGCGGTACCGTTTGCGCGAATCGCTCCCGTTAGGCTTAGAAACCCCGTGATTCCACCAGAAATTTGCTGATAGCCGTAAGTCTTTACAAGACTATCTCTGTTGTCTGGTGCGTTTATTTCATTTATGAAGTCTCCAAGAGAAGTATATTTCTCTGGGGACAAGCGGCGAAAGACCGCTGCTTTACTGTCATTATAGACAGGAGGAAAAGTATTTGCCATGATATATAATTTTAATCGGTTAAGGCATTAAACATTAAAGCGTAATCTTTGACTTCCTATCTCCTCTTCAAGTGCTTGACGGATTGACTCCGCAACTGGATTAGATTGAACTTTTTGTTCAAGGGATGGAGCGGTTGCATCAACATTAGCCGCCGTTTCGACAACATTGCGTTGACCATCACTTAGCCCTTGACGGTATATACTTTGAACAATATTGGGCAAGTTGTCCATTATAGTTCGATCAGTATTCCATTTGTCAAAATTCCAATTACCACCTTCCTCGACATAGTCATCAAAGAAAGACTCAATTTCTACATTCTTCCTTTTAAGTTGATCTTTGTATGTAGCATCGACACCAAACGAAAACGTCTTGTCGTTGCCTAGATCAAATTCAATCTGTTCTAATTCATTAACATCTTGAACCATATCATTTATCCATTGATCATCTACAATAGAAGAATCATCCATTGATTCTTGTTGCACTGGCGCTGCGAAATTCTCTTGGATTTCCCCAATAGTATCACGAGCGTTTTGTGCAGCGATCTTGAGATCCACTTTGGATGCGGCAATTTCTTCTTCGTCGTACATGTTCTCATCAAGTTTGTATTTCCGTTTCAGTAATACATCCACTTCATCAGAACTCAAGTTAGGATAAGACGTAGCCATCTCGACACGGACGGCTGTTAAGTCATCCATGCCTTCAGTATTTAATGATTGATATGCAAACCAATCACGAGGGTCTCTTCCTGTACTTTCGACAAAATCAGCAATTGCTTGTACCCGTGGGTCAAGTTCGAATACTTCGCTATTTTCCTGTTCGCCTTCCGAGGGTTGCATTTCGCTGTTCTCTTGAAGTTGGCCAAGGAATGAATCGAAGTCGGATTCATTTTCTTGCATCGGTTCTTCTACGGCCTCAGTTGATGCAACCTCCTGGGGTTCGTTTGCTACCGCTTGCTGAACTGGCTGAACCTCTTCTGGCTGAACTTGATCAGCAGAAGGCTCATTAACTTCTGCCTGGGCTGGTTGCTCAGGAGCAGTCTGTTCTGATTGCGGTTGTGTTTCTGTTTCAGATGAATTATCTGCCATAGCATTATTAACATCATCTAGCGCCGCTTGTGGCGGCTCTTGCGAAATCTCCATGCCTGCTTCGCGGACTTGGGCTTCTAGTTGGTTCTCAATTGAATTCATATGTGTTGTGTATTTATAATTAAACAAAGTTATAACAGGTATTATCTATATATATGGGCGAAATTTGGATATGTCGCTGATTATAATTATGTTTACATCCTAACCAAAATTAATTATTATGAAAAATTTATTTATTACAGCAATGACTCTGATGAGCATGAGTTCATTTGCACAAGCGTTTCAACCAATAACCTCCATTAACGGCGTACTATATAGAGCCGTAGAGAATACGCTGACTCACGCTACTTATATTCAAGATGATAATTTTGAATTTGGACTAGCGGCAGATAGTTTCTATGTTGACGAAATGGACTACTTACAGTGGGATGCCTACTCTGGTTTCCTGGAAAGGAATCAAGATGCTGTATTGAGAAATGGAATATACTTGCTTAACGACGGGTGTCATGTCTTTACTCATGAATCAGACAACGACAAACTACTAGTCATTAGATTATTTGGATCGCAAGATTAGAGAAGGGGCTTAGGCCCCTTTTTTATTTCTTTATATTCCTTCCGTAATTCTTTCGTAACTCTGCTACCGCTTCTGCTCTAGCGTCTTGATAGACTCCTTTTTTCTTTGCGACCTTTGTCATTGCTGCAAGATCATTTTCAAAACGAGTACCACCTCGGTTTTCACCATAAGAACTTCCTGCCTTACTAGAACCCATTGTGATTCCTGCTACTCCAGCCTTCTTTAATCTTTTGCGTAAAGCATTTACGGTTAGAGAATCTAACCTCTGCTTATTAGTTACTTTTTTTTTACTTTGGCGCCTTCCTTAGCATCGATCTGACCCATCTGCTTCATGACCCTTCCTGCTCCGCTATCGTTTAGATTGGTTGCGACTCTTGCGTAACCTCGAACCTTTCCGCCTTTCTTGTATTTCATTTTCATACCTGAACCTGCTACGTTTTCGCCCTTGCCTCTTCCAGCACGACCACTCTCTATGGCATTAGTGTTGGAATCTCTAGCCATGTCTTTCATAACACTCATAGCGATTTTTCTTTGCTTAGGATCTTTGAGCATAGCCTTCATCATTCCGCCACTCTCGTACATCTTTTTCATTTTACCGCCTTTCATGTATTCCATCATACCGCCGCCTGCCATACTCATACCTTGAGCGCTAGACTTATTTCCAGAAAACTTTCTTTTGCCTCGGCTTTTCTCCATTCCCTCGCTTTCGTCGCGACGATCTTTTAATGATTGACTTTTGCTGCCACTTCGTGATCCCATAGAGTCATCGAGCCGTGCGTTGTATCCTTGTTTCTTCATGATTAGTAGGTTGTATGTATTACAAATTTAAGCATTATCAGATTTATTTTCAGGGGGTGAGATTTCCTTTGTGATATATTTAATCAGGGCTTTATAATCTATCTCTACTCTGGTCCGAACCAAAGTTACCATTTTACTTTGTTTGCCCAATACGCTGCACTCATTTTGCCCTTAGCAATATTTCTAGCATGCCTTGCTTTAAAGGCTGCTCTTTTTTTTCTTCTTGCTGGGCTAGGGTTAGACTCTGTTACAGTATCAGCACCAGGCTGACCAAATCTTATTACTTTTACTTTATCACCTTCTTTAGCAACAACTACATGAGACTTGGTGGGATGGCTTGGGGTTGCCTTTGGTTTATTATAACCAGAGACTCCTGCTCTTTTTAAACGAGGATCTTTGCTTGCCATAAGACAAAGATACCACAATCACTTATAGGAAGCGCCCCCTGACCACAAGACCATAGACTTCCTAAGACCTTTAGTTACTGGCTTAACCCTGTGTAACATATAAGATGGGAAAAGAACAACAGTCCCTCTTGTATTAGATGGAGTTATAGGGTTGTTCCCTGTCTGAAGTTGCAACTCTCCTCCTTCATATTCTGATGGATCAGACAATTGAACTGTCAACGAAACTTTTCGAGTTGACAAAAAACCATAACCTATATCCATATGCCAATCATAAAAACCTTTATCTTGTGATCTATACTCAGTGTATTGAATATTGTCTCTGACGGATTGAAGATTAAAATTCCACAGTTCGTTATTGGCCTCAGTTATACAACTCATAAGTCTGTCAAACAACCACCTACTATTTTGAAAAGGTGGAATCCATTTTATACTAGACTTTCTATATTCAGGATCGCCTCCTTGAGTCTCAGCAGTTTCGTAAGGAGTGTGAGATACTATCTGTTCTATTTTTTTAATCTCTTCCTCATTGAAGTAAGATTCAAAATAATACCACTCAGTCATATTATTTTCTTGTGGATGAAATGTTGGAAGCAAGTTAAAGTCTTGCATTTGGGGTGAGGCTATTATTTGATTATCACTACTCATGGCTTAGAACAAAATGAAACGATTATATATCTCTCGCCTTTTGATATGGGCCTGCCCCCGTGGCGATGAGTTATTTTAGCAGGGTGTATGGATATCTCTCCTATATTTCCTTTGTGTACTTTTTGTTGTCTCCAAAACCAAGTACCTCCTCCTTCAAAGTCTTTATTTAAAGTTAGAACACAAGAGATAAGACCAGCATCATGATGTAGGGCTAGGTGACCTTGAACATCTTCGTCATACTTTATCATAAAGTTTTCACTAGATAGATCTGGCCAAGGACCGCCTTCAAGTTTCCACTTATGTATGGCACAAGGATACACAAACTCACGAAGGACCTGAGAGTAGATTTTATCTAATCCAATAGACTCTAAAAGAATATCTGTAGTAGGATAATTATCGTGACGCTCTTTAGTCCATTCATTTAAGTTATTCGCTTCTTCTATTACTAGAGAACAGAACTCCTGGGTAAAGAGAGGATAAGAGAAAACATCTGGAATGTTTTCATCACATATAAGATCCCACTGTTTAGTTTTAGCAGACTCGTGAATAAACCTTCTCACAAATGCTTTATAAGAATAATCTGAAAGAGAAAAAACCCTAGGCTCCGTTGTAGAACTTCGTTCTGACTGTATTAAAAAGTCTTCTTTAACAGCAAGTGCTATTGTATCTTGAGTAACATATCCTAAATCACCTCTTGGGTGATCACAATATGTAGCAGGTAAAAACTCATCTACTGCAAAAAAGTAATTCTGAAACTGCTGCTCCAGAAGTAATCTTACTCCATTACCCGTAAGCATATAGGCGTGAGTTTGATATGTGTAATTAGGCTTACATAGTTTATCATTAAAATCAGATGGCGGCTCCTGGAAGATGCAACCTAAATACATAAGTGTCCAGGGATGATTAGTCTCTATTTCTGATGGATCGAATTTTCTTTTAACCTCAAAGTCTTCTTCAAGAATAAGAATTTTATCATACTTTTTTTTCTGAGCGTCTAACCATATTGTGTAGTGAGATGCGGCACAGCCTATTTCACCATCAGTTACGTTTCGTGTCCAGAAATGATTTGGTTGATCTTTTAATTTCCAATGCTTACAGACAGTATAAGTGTCAGGCATGTATTCTCCTGTGTAACCGTTACAAGCATTCCATATAGTCAATGGAGAGTTAAAACCAAAAGACTCAAACCTGTCGGTTATTTCTTTTTTCTTTTGTTCATCTACGTCCAGACAAATAACATATGTCATGTCCGCATCGTTTACAACTGTTTGCATTTTTGTTTCTATTAAATTATACCAATCTTCAGAGACATTTTTCCAATCCCTGGTCTGAATGTATTTGTCAATTCTTTCCCAGTCCGTAGACTTGTTGAAACCGTTGACGGTTTCTTTTAATCCAGCAATCTCATTTGTATCCACTATAACTCCATGAGCCATCATCTCTAGAGCCGTAACACAATATGTCTCCTTGTAGTCTGTGGGATAATACCAAGTCTCTGTGGTTTTCATCCTGTTATACAAAGCATCAGTAGAAAGAGGACCTAAGAAAGATACATTTCGATGTTCTAGACTTTTGACTTTTTTAGAAAAGTGTTCATTGTAATATTCTAAGCCGTAGGCAGGAGTTGCAATAGCGAGAGTGGCGTATGGACGTTTTTCTTTTATTGAAGGCCATTCGTTTAATAACTTATCTAAACCTCTCTCAGGGTGGGATGAGTACAGGTAACTTCCTGGAACTTTATAAGTACCCCTTTTCCTTTCTTTTAAAGAAATACCATTACCTATGATTTTTATTTTTTCTTCGATACGAGGATTATATGTTAGCACATGTTGCTTATGCCAGTCAGTTAAACAGATGATATTGTCACATAGATCATAGGCTTTATTAATCTCTGACTCTGACATTTTTTGACCTTTAAACCAGTAGAAGGGCTCTTCGTTATGCAGCCAGAACAGTATCTTTTTTATCTTGGAGCAATTGTAATGTTTGTAAAAATGCAGATAAGACACCCCAATCAAAACATCTATATCTTCAGGCAGAAGTTGCATGTTAGACAAAGGGATATATTCTATATTTTTCTGAGGACTAACCTGATTAACTTCACCTACTATAAAAACATTATGGCCTTTAACGGCCATCTCCATTCCTAGTTTGTTTACACATTGCTCTGTCCCACCTAGTGCAGGTGTGTCATTATCCCACGGCTCTTTAGAATACCCTACATGAAAAACTATATTCATTCGGTATTAAAAAAGAAAGTTTGAAATAATCTACCATCAATATGATCCTCACCAAAGTAATCCATAGAAGTATGAAATTGATTACCCCTGTAAAGAATCAGTCTGTTATATACGTTACCAATTGAACTTACCAACTCCCACTTAGTCTTATCTTGTGAGTCTACTTGCCAGTTAATATCAGAAGACAAAAGTCCAGTTTCTTTGTGTTTGTAAAATCCTGTTCCAGAAGACAAAGGTGCATCTGGAGTTAAATAACACACACCTGCCCACATCGTTCCAGCATCACAATGAATCCAAGATCTTTCTTTTGCCGTAGTAATTTGATAAGAGCCGTTGTAGTTGTCAGGCTCTTGGGGCCAGTAAGTTATTTTACCAACCGATGAAAGCGCGTTAGATATAACGCTTTTAACACTATCGTTATTAGCGAAAGAGACAGTTCTGTTACCAGGAAAATTTCCAGTAATATTAAATGGTTGAGAGAGTGCAAACTCTCTAACTTCATCTACGTTATCGTAGAAATCATCTATAACTATAATGTTGGTTTTCATTGAAGTATAATTGAATTACATCAAATATACAACAATATGATGTCAACAGGTTAATCGCTAACTGTAAGAGTTACTGACGATGGATTTGCGTAACTATCTATCTTAGATTTAACCTCTGTTTCTATCGCTGTTACTTGACTAGACCCAAGGGCTGATTTTGTCCAAGAAATAATGTCGGAATGTGTTAGGTTGGAAAATTCAGTAAATCCGCTAAGGTCACTTGTGTCCAAAGCCTGAATTCCAAAACTAGAATCTGTATAAAGATATCCCTCTTCATATATAGTGTCTGATGTTCCTGTCACCCTCCAGTGAACATTATATATAACATTTGTGTGGCCCCCCATACTAGAGTAGCACTCTACTGTTTTACAATCCCAATGTATCGTTGTTGCCATCTTATTTATTTTATAGTAGCCTCAAGAAGACCACGCTCATATTCTAATTGTTTTTCTATAGAAATAATTCTATCCTCAAGTTTACTAATTACATTTACTTTATTGTCTAGCCTTTCATGAACCATTGTCAACTCCGTTTTCAAAGAAGTAAATTCACTAAAAACACCACCAGCAGTAAAAACAGCAATTACAAACCAAAGAACTATTTGCCAATTTTTTATTAACGGATTGGTTACAGACATAATTATAATTGATTTACTTGTAATTCACCTCCATCTACCGTGACTGCATATCGAGTTCCGCCAGCATCTCTTAATATTAAAGCACCTTCGTTAGTGTCAATTTCACAGTTACCACTATTGTCTATTGAGAATTGAGATGTTTCTGTTCCGTTATCAGCAACCTTACCCATTCGGAACTTACTTGTTTTACTCTGTATGAACTTGATTCTCTGGTTAGCAGTACCTCCAGAAGCATTCATTAACATTGTTCCTTGTACGTTTCCTTGCAGACATAATCTTCCTATGTTTCCACTACCTACAACATGAAGTCTCATTCCTCCAAATAGAGTACCATTGATGTTTCCTATGGATGAACCTGAGACTCCAATTCCTAAACCAGTACCTGTTGTAGTTCCAGTATTATCCCAAGCAAGATCTGAATTACTAGACAACGCTTGAGATCCTGTCCAGAAAGCCACCCTTCCTGAAGATCCTGAACCTGTAACAGAGGCGGAAGACTCTGCTCCTTTTTGTCCTTTGGCGCCCTGAGGTCCTTTAGGTCCTGTACCTCCTGGAGGTCCTGCTGGTCCTGTGCCTCCTGTACCCCCTTGTGGTCCCTTCGGTCCTGGAGGTCCTGCTGGACCCTGACCACCTGTTCCACCCTGTGGTCCTTTAGGTCCAGGAGGTCCTGCTGGACCAGTTCCACCCGTACCCCCTTGTGGACCTTTTGGTCCTGGAGGTCCTGCTGGTCCTGTGCCTCCTGTACCACCCTGTGGTCCTTTAGGTCCTGGAGGTCCTGCTGGACCCTGACCACCTGTACCCCCTTGTGGTCCCTTCGGTCCTGGAGGTCCTGCTGGACCAGTTCCACCTGTACCACCCTGTGGTCCTTTAGGTCCAGGAGGTCCTGCTGGTCCTGTATCTCCTGGCTCTCCTCGATCACCCTGAGCACCTGTTCCTCCCTGAGACCCCTTAGGCCCTGGGGGTCCTGCTGGACCCTGACCACCTGTTCCACCTTGAGATCCCTTAGGCCCTGGAGGTCCTGCTGGACCCTGACCACCTGTTCCACCCTGTGGGCCCTTTGGTCCTGGGGGTCCTGGATCTCCTTGCTCTCCTATTGGTCCACCAGCACCTTGTGGTCCTTTAGGTCCAGGAGGCCCTGCTGGACCCTGACCACCTGTACCACCCTGTGCACCCTTTGCTCCAGGAGGTCCTGCTGGTCCAGTTCCACCTGGATTTCCTTGTTCACCCTGCGGTCCTTTAGGTCCAGGAGGTCCTGCTGGACCAGTTCCACCCGTACCTCCCTGAGGCCCTTTTGGACCTGGAGGTCCTGGATCTCCTTGCTCTCCTTGCTCTCCTTGCAATCCCTGAGGGCCTGGTCCACCCTTTTGACCTTTTGATCCTGGAGGTCCTGCTGGTCCTGTGCCGCCTGTTCCTCCCTGCGGTCCTTTTGGACCTGGAGGTCCTGGCTCTCCCTGTTCTCCTTGTCCACCTTGAGGGCCCTTAGCGCCCGTTGCACCTTTGCCCCCTGGTAGTCCTTGTTCTCCTTGAGGGCCTTTGGGTCCTTCAGGTCCTGTGCCGCCTGTTCCTCCTTGGTCTCCTTTAGCACCTTGAGCACCCTTACCTCCTGGTAGTCCTTGTTCTCCTTGAGGGCCTTTAGGTCCTTCAGGTCCTTCTGCACCTTGAGCACCCTTAACGCCTGTTGCTCCCTTATCGCCTGGATTTCCTTGTTCACCTTGAGGTCCTTTTGCTCCAACCTCTCCTTTAGATCCTGTGCCTCCTGTAGTACCTTTTTCTCCTCTTGGAATTTCAAAATCAAGAGTTGCTTCTTCAGGAGTTCCGCTATTAGTAACGGTAGCATCTGTTCCAGGATTGCCTGTAGTTGTGCTTCCAACTTCTATAGTGGCGGCAGCACCTTGCGCTCCTTGTGCTCCTTTAGCACCTTGTTCGCCCTTACCACCTTGAGCACCCTTGACGCCTGTTGCACCTTTGTCTCCTGGTAGCCCCTGTTCACCATGAGGTCCTTTTTCACCCCTAGGCCCTTCAGGTCCTTCTACTCCTTTAACTCCTATTTCACCCTTGGAACCTACTTCACCTTTACTACCCTGTGCCCCTTTATTTCCTGGAGGTCCTTGAGCACCTTTAGGTCCATCTTCTCCGTTGAACTGAAAACTTAGGGTTACAGCATCATCAGTATCGAATGGGTTAGACGCGCTTGAGGCGCTAACCGATCCTTCTAATTCTATTTGATCACCCGATGTATTAACAGCACTATAAGAAAACTTGTAAAAGTTACTTGTATTTTCTACCTCTCTAATAGTAACAATACCTGGTGTCTCAGGAGTAACTACAGTTTCGTTGTCTGAATCTTGATTATTGAACTGTACTCGTGTTGTGCTATTCTGTGTAGTGTTATTACCTCTTACCTCTCCAGAAGGCATGTCACCACTTGTGTCTGTCTTAAAGGTAAAATTGTATACATTTCCAGCATTTACGCCTCTGGATCCTTTTTGACCCTGGGCTCCCTTCTCTCCTTTGCTACCATCATCACCCTTAACTCCTTTGCTTCCTTGATCTCCTTTGGAACCTTGAGCACCTTTTGCACCATCAAATACAAAAGATACATTTACAGCATCTTGATCACTAAACGGATTACCTGCACTAGATGCAGTTACAGATCCTGTTAGTTCTATTTCACCAGAGTCAGTGTCACCAGCAGTAAAGTCGAAAGTAATAAAGTTCGCTTGATTTTCTACGGCTCTTATAGTGACAGTACCAACGTCATTTGCGCCAACCGCAGGGATGGTTAAGCCGTCGCTATCGACCTGATTAATGATAAGTCTTGTAGAAGTGTTTTGTGTACTTTCATTACCTCTGAGTTCACCATTAACTGGATTACCAGACGTTGATGTGCTAAACAAATAAGGATATATGTTTGCCGCGGATTGACCTTGTTGTCCTTTTACTCCTTTGACACCGACTTCACCCTTCTGTCCTTTTACCCCTATTTCACCTTTAGTACCTATTTCGCCTTTTTGACCTTTTACGCCTACCTCTCCCTTGGCGCCTATCTCTCCTTTTTGTCCCTTGACCCCTATTTCTCCTTTGGATCCTTGGTCTCCTTTAGCACCTTGTGCTCCTTTAGTTCCGTCATTCTGAAAGGAAAGGATTACTGCGTCATTGTCACTAAATGGACTAGCCGCGCTTGAGGCGCTTACAGACCCAGTTAGTTCAATCTCGCCTCCAGATGTATCACCACCTGTAAAAGCGAATGTTATAAAGTTGGTCTGATTCTCTACACCTCTTATTGTAACAGATCCATTTTGGGATGCAGCGATAGAAGGAATGGTTGTTCCATCACTATCAACCTCACTAACTACAATCCTAGTGGAAGTATTCTGTGTAGACTCATTACCTCTGAGGTCTCCATTAGTAACAGTTCCGCTTGTAGCGGTTCTGAAGTTATAAGGAAAACTATTAGCGGCGTTCTGACCTCTGGTTCCCTTTGGTCCCTTATCTCCTTTAACTCCTTTAGATCCTACTTCACCTTTAGAACCCTGATCTCCTTTGACTCCCTGCTCTCCTTTGCTTCCTTGATCTCCCTTAGAACCCTTGTCACCGTCAGCAACAAATGATATAGTTATTAAGTCTGACGCGGAAAAAGGATTTGCGTCGCTTGAGGAAGCGACTGTTCCATCAATAGTTATTTGATCATTCTCATTAGGACCAGCAACATTGGTCATCGTAAAGACTAGGAAGTCATTAGGATCCGCAACACCTCTGATAGTGAAAGTTCCTGGAGCCGTAGGCGTGGCTATTACATTTCCGCTTGCATCTTTTTTACTTAATGCTAATTGAGTAGATAGATTTGTTGTGGCGTTATTTCCCCTGATCTCTCCATCGTTTGGAATACCTGTAGAGTTGCTATCCCAGTTGTAGTCATAAGTGTTAGCACCGCTTTGTCCTCTTTGACCTTTAGCACCTTGATCGCCCTTAACTCCTATTTCACCTTTGGAACCCTGATCACCCTTGTTTCCTTTTACACCGACTTCACCTTTCTGTCCTTTGGCTCCACCTTCAGCAAAAGATAAAGTTATTTCTTCTGCGTCGCTGAAAGGATTATTACCACTACTGCCCTGTACAGTAACAGTACAAGTTATTACTCCTGTATCGACAGCAACACTATCTATGTTAAAATTTATAAAGTCTGTGGATGTGCTTACGGATCTAACCAATACCGATCCAGCACTTGGGGTAGGTATGGTGTCTCCGTTTTTATCGGTGGAGTTTATAACGACAGAGGTGGATGTGTTCTGAGTCTCATTGTTAAACCTGGCAATACCAGTAGCAGGACTTCCTGTTATAGCGGTACTGAAAGCGTACTCATAGGTTGCAGCAGGTAGTGGTCCTTGTTCACCTTTGACTCCTTTAGCCCCAACTTCTCCTTTCTGTCCTTTAACACCAATCTCTCCCTTAGATCCTTGATCTCCTTTAACTCCTATTTCTCCTTTAACTCCTATCTCACCCTTAGAGCCTACTTCACCTTTGGCACCTATTTCACCTTTATTACCCTTGTCACCCTGGTCTCCTTTTACGCCTATCTCACCCTTGACGCCAATTTCACCTTTAGATCCTACTTCACCTTTAGATCCCTGATCACCTTTGTCACCTTGATCACCTTTAACTCCTATCTCTCCTTTAGTGCCTATTTCTCCTTTTGATCCAACCTCTCCTTTAGACCCGACCTCACCCTTGGCACCTACTTCGCCTTTAGATCCCTGGTCTCCCTTGACACCTATTTCACCTTTAACACCAACTTCACCTTTGGATCCTACCTCACCTTTTGAGCCAACTTCACCCTTACTGCCTTGATCTCCTTTGACCCCTTGCTCTCCTTTCTGACCTTTGTCTCCATCACCATCTAAACCCTTTTGACCTTTAGCACCTTTAGCACCTTTTAATTGTTCAACGGCTCCGTTATTAATATCAATAGATATAGGACTGGGTTGAGTAATAGTTATTACGTCACCAGGTTGGTCCGTTACAATAATTTCAATAGGGCCAGTATCTGACATAGTTTAGTTTACAATGTTTTGTTGTACAGTGAATGTTCCAAAGAACCAAGTTTCTTTTTCTCCAGTAGCGGTGAGCGTAAACTCAACGCCGTATACATATGTCCCAGCATCCACGGTCATGTTAGTGTCTGTAATAGTTATCGTGAGCAATCCTGCATCAGTTCCAGTAATTGTAATACTACTGTTGGGAATAACAATAGGACCATTGTCATATTGTCTTACTTGCATCTCGTAAGAATAAGCCGTCAGGTCAATCGCATTTCCTTTCGAATCTTTGACGTTTGCTTTTAAGATAAAAGTGTTTGCGCGTCGGCAACAAATATTTAATTGGGTAGCGGCAGATAAATCCACATTCTGTGGGTTTTCACATCTGCAAGCGGAAGAACTACAAGTACAAGCCATGGTACAAATTTACTCGTTTAATAATACGTCTAAGAGGTCGTCGGTCTGTTCAGATAATTCTCCTCGCTCACCTTTTCGCTGAGAGATCAACTTAGATTGTTCGACGGCTGATAGTTTAATTCTGTCATCCTTCCTGGTCTCTTTGACTGCTTCTAAGTTTTCTCTGCCAGCAGTTTCAATCTGTTGTTGCTGAACAGAATACTCTCCTCGTAGTTTTGCAAGTTCCATCTCATAAAGATGTTCTACCTCCATTACTTTTAGTTTTACTTCAGCATCTACAGAAGCCTTCTGTAAGTCTAGTTGAAGTTCAACTTGTTTCTTTTGAATCTCAGCCTGAGCAGCAGCATTCGTTGCTTGAATGTTAGATTGGGCAGTCATCTGCGCTTGCATCTGTTGCTCTTGCATTTTAGCATCTCGTCTTTTGGCAATACGAACAGCCATTAGTCTTTCTGCTTGATCTGGATCTCTTAGTTGTCTTATTGCCTGAACGTCAGTAATATCTAGTTGACCACTCTGCAATGCGACATTTAGATTTTGTTCTAAGTACATTCGGTCAGGGTCAGACATTTCAGTAACGACCTTAACTCCGAAGTTGTACATTGTAAGTCTCTTGAATGACGAAAGCACAGCCATGTTGGTTTCACCAATGGCGTTCTCATACATCTTATATAAAACACTTTTCTCAGGCATTATCTGAACACACTTGACAACATCTTCAACCACTCTTCTAAATAATACCATGGCTGCATTTTGAATATCATATAATGCATTATTGCCTGCGGCTAATGCTTGCTTCTGAACTCCAACAAGAACATCTCCTTTTGGAGTGGTGCCATCCATAACCTCATTAATTCCTGTAGCATCACGAATCATCCTTAGGTAATGATTGTAAATATTTACCAACTCGGATATGTTTCTTATTTGATTTCCTATCTCTCTTACGGGTGGATTTTGAAATCCCCCTTCAGGGTTTTTAGAGCGATAATAAAAAACTCCAGTCTGTTCGTAGATATCTTGAATCTCTAAAGGTTGAAGTTCTCCTCCTCTTCCTAACTGAACATTCTCCAATCCCTCTATGTCTATGACCAAACCATCAGGCTTCGCTTTAGCAATGGACTGCTGCAACTTTAAGTGAGTTATCTGAAGCATGTCTGCAAATCCTATAACGCTAGAAACTAAAGACTTAGGCATCATGTCTCTCATGTTTAAAGCAATCATAGAATATGAAAGTCGAGAACGAGAAATATCATAAAGATTTTTTGGGACATTTTTCTTTTGACCGTAGTCATACAAATAGTCTGTACCCAAAACATATTTACCTCCGTAAACAGTTTCGTTATTCATGAAGACTGGCTTGCGATCATACACAGACTCTCTTGGCGCTTCGTAGGTATCACCCTTGTAATAAAAGCCAGCGTTTCCAAAACGAGATTCTTTGTTCTCGTAAACCATACTGTCTACTGACTTAAATTCAAATTCTAAAACTTGAACAGAAAATTCATCGTATCCATATCGGTTTTGATTTGACGCGTTGTCATACCAGGTACTCATGAAGGCATTAGGGTCATTACCGTACTTGTTCATTACGGTCTTAGCGATCTCTTTATATTGCGCTTCAGTAAACTGACTACCAGCAGTTCTCTTTAGTTCGGAAATACTAATTCTTTTAATGTCACCAGCATAAACTAAATCATTCAGGTTTGGATCAGTAGTGTAAGAATGTAAGAAGTATGCAGGGTCAACATAATTAGTTTTGATACCGTAGTTAGGATCATTCTCTCTTTTGACTACGGCTACACCACAAGTAACTAAATCTTCAACCGCCCTTCTAAAAATCTTCTCGTCAAAGTCATTCCATTGTAGTGTGAGTTCAGCGGCTAATTGAGCCGCTACCTCTGCATCAGTTTTGACATTAGTATCCAGGAATATTTCAGTCTCTTCTTTTGTCTGAGGCAAGTCTTCTGGATTTACATCGACCTCAAGACCAGACTCTTTGGCCTCTCGAATCATGTCAATGTTTTCAATACGAACTACTGTTCGTCTTTTCTTGATGTCTTTTTCTGATTGAGATAAAGGGTCTACCGCCTCTACCTGTGGGTAGGGCTTCTGAGAGAGTATTTTATTTACAACTATTTTAGCGAACTTAGGAACAATAGGTACTGGAGTGTAGTCCAATGTCAACAGTGTGCCGTCTCCATTATTTGCATTTATGGAGTTTAGTATTTGTCGGTATATCTGTGTGTCCTGAGTTCCGTTTGCATAAGCCCTCGATGTCTCAAATGAATTGAACCTCTTTCCGTAAAGATTGTTAGTGCTGTCGCTGCCCATCCACTA